CGCGCCTTGGCTATTGGAGTTACGGTCGGCTTTTTTTCTATTATGATTTACATGCTAATTTATGGTTTACCCACATCTGGGAATGAGGCAATCCTACTTTTATTGGGTGCTTTACAGACGGCGTGGGGCGGAATTATAGCGTTTTACTTTGGATCTTCCTCCGGTTCCCAAAAGAAAGACACTATGATTTACAATTCAAAGCCTTTGGAGTGAGCGGTGAAAGACAATTTTGAGCAGTGCCTTGCCTTGGTGCTTAAGCATGAAGGTGGTTTTGTTAATCACCCAAAAGACCCCGGCGGAATGACTAATTTGGGAGTTACTAAAAAGGTTTGGGAGGAATATGTTGGCCATCCAGTGGATGAGTCGGCTATGAGGGCGTTGGGGCCGCAAGATGTGGCTCCATTATACAGAAAACAGTATTGGGACAGGATTAGCGGTGACTCACTTCCTTTTGGCGTTGACTATGCCACTTTTGATATGGCTGTTAATAGTGGGGTAAGCCGTGCGGCGAAAACCCTTCAGCAGGTACTCGGTGTGGGTGCGGACGGACAAGTCGGCCAAGCCACAATTAGTGCTTGTGAAGCGGCAAACCCTCGTGATGTTGCTACGGGAATCTGCGAAAAAAGGTTAGCTTTTTTGCAAAGTTTGTCCACCTATGGTACGTTTGGAAAAGGTTGGTCAAATAGAGTTGCGGCGGTAGAAAAGGCAGCTTTTGACATGGCATCGTAGGATTAAGTTATGGCCTTAACATACTCAAGTTACGTGCAGCAAATTGCGACGATGGCCGTCATTCCGTCCAACGATACCAATTTTACGATCATAATTCCCCAAATGATTAGCTACGCAGAATTGCGTATGCAGCGTGACTTAGATTTTCTTTCAACCCAGATCAGCACAACTGCTTATAATTTTACGGCAAATAGCAATACTTTGACTTTGCCAACGTCTCAATTTATTGTTCCGCAAACGGTTGAAGTTGTTTCATCTGGTGTTTCAACGCCATTATTGCCTGTAACAAAAGAATTTATACAAAATGTTTACGGATCGGGTTCTACTACAGGTTTACCTCAGTATTTTGCTGTCTATGGTGGTGACACTGCTACTACAGGTAATACTAGTCAATACATGATTGTGGGGCCAATCCCAAATCAAAGTTATGGCACTATTCTTACTGGAACGGTTCGTTCGGCTCCATTATCTGCATCAAACACCACCACGTACATTTCAACATATTTGCCTGATATGTTTATTATGGCGTCAATGATTTATATTTCCGCATTCCAGCGCAACTTTGGCCGTTTAAATGACGACCCACAAATGGCTCAGACGTATGAAAGCCAATATCAAACCCTTAAAAACAGTGCGCTTGTGGAAGAAAACCGGAAAAAGTTTGAGGCTTCTGCTTGGTCATCTTATTCACCCGCCCCTGCGGCCACACCGACTAGGGGTTAAGAATGCCCTTTGGAACCATTAAACTTAAACCCGGCGTTGATATTAATAGTACCGCGGTACTGAGTGAGGCATCGTATCAGTTATCGCAATTGATACGGTTTATACCTCAACGCGATGGGCTTGGCTTGGCTCAAAAACTTGGCGGTTGGGTGGCATATTTCAATTCAGCTATTGGGTCAATTGTCCGATCCCTTAAAGGTTGGGCAGATTTAAATGCTGTGAACCATCTTGGGATTGGCGCTGAATCATCTCTTAATGTTTTGACAGGCAACAATCTTGTTAACATTACTCCTCAAATAAGCGTGACTAATACTGCCCCTGTTTTTGCAACAACTTCTGGGTCTACTACAGTGACCATAACTGACTCAAATATTACTGCGTCGGTTTTGGATTACGTGGAATTTGTTACGCCAGTGGCCGTTGGTGGTTTAGTGTTAACTGGTCCATATTTATTAGCAACCGCTGCGGGAACTACATACTCTATTACGGCTGCAAGTGCGGCAACATCCACTGCCAATACTTCAACTAATACAACTGGTGGATCATTTGTAGTTGGAAAGACATACCAAATTGTTACAACTGGTGGAACAAGCTTTACAACTATCGGGGCATCCGCAAATACCGTTGGCGTTATATTTAATGCCACGGGAACAGGTGCTGGTATTACAGGCACAGCCAAGTTAGTTGGCGTTTATGCTTTTCAAACAACTAGCGGACAGTCCACGGTCACATGTTACTTTGACAATCACGGATACTCTGTTGGCTCAACATTTTATGTTGGTGTTTCCACATCAGTTGGCGGCATAACTCTTTCTGGTCTTTACACTGTACTTACCGTTCCAAGTGCAAATTCATTTACATTTGCGGCGGCGAATACGGCAACTTCATCCGCTGGCCCAACTGCGATAAATAGCGGAAACGTGCAATCAACTTTTTACATTGCCATTGGCCCACAGCCGCAAGGTTCTGGATTTGGCGTTGGTGGGTATGGGACGGGTGGCTTCGGTCTTGGAACAACTCAACCATCAGTACCCGGAACACCAATTACTGCAACGGATTGGACACTAGATAACTTCGGTTCATATTTAGTGGCGTGTCCGGCTGGTGGCGCAATTTATTATTATGATCCTAATGGGCAACTACAAAATGCTCAAATTGTGGGCGGCAGTGGTCCACTTGTTAATTCGGGCATATTTGTTGCGATGCCGCAAAGACAAATTATTGCGTATGGATCGTCTTTTAACTTACAAGCAGACCCAATGCTTATACGGTGGTGTGACGTTGGCGATTTTACTAACTGGATTGCTTCATCAACCAATCAGGCTGGATCATACCGCATACCAACTGGGTCAAAGATTGTGGCTGGTATACAGGGGCCACAGCAGGGATTAATTTGGACTGACTTAGACCTTTGGGCTATGCAATATGTTGGTACGCCATTTGTTTACAGCTTTAACAAAATTGGGTCTAATTGTGGTGCGGTGTCACGGCATTGCACGGGTCAGCTTAACGGCGCCGTATTTTGGATGTCCCAAAAACAATTTTTTATGATGACGGGAAATGGCCCCCAACCGATACCCTGCCCAATCTTTGACGTGATATTCCAAAACATTAATACGTCTTACTTTTATAAAGTGGCTTGTGGTGTTAATAGCCAATTTAATGAAATTACGTGGTATTACCCGTCAGCAAATGCCACGGAAAATGATAGCTATGTCAAGTATAATGTCGGCATGGGGCAGTGGGATTATGGAACACTCAGCCGTACGGCGTGGATTGATCAGTCTGTTTTAGGTTCGCCTATTGCGGCGGGTGGCGATACATTTATTTACCAGCATGAAGTGGGTAATGATGCAGCTGTTGGCACATCAACCACTGCCATGTTATCTTCTTTTCAAACGGGCTACTTCCAATTGTCTGAGGGTGAAAACCTTGTGTTTGTTGACCAAATTTGGCCCGACATGCAGTGGGGTACATACAGCGGGAACAAGAACGCAACCGTGTATTTGACCATTTACTACACCAATTACGGCACAGACCCAGCAACGTCACCGTCAACTAGTTACTATTCCGGTTCACCGTCTAATACGGTTAGTTCTGTAACATTCCCTATGACGCAAGCTACAGAATATGTATCGTGCCGAATCAGGGCGCGTTTCATGGCCTTTTCATTGTCTTCGCAAGACGTTGGCACGTTTTGGCGTTTGGGTGGCGTTAAGTATCGGTATCAACCTGACGGGAAATTCTGATGGCTAGTTTAGATGATATTTTATCTACACAAAAGAACGGCGTCATAGCAATTAACTCATACAGTTCCGCTATAAATACTCACGCCGGGTTTTTTACTAGCAAGGAAGTTTCTACTGGGTCGGTAATTAAATCATCGTCTGGTTGGTTAGCTACTGTTAGCGTTATTGTCGGCGGGTCTACACAGGGCTATCTTTATGATGCCACGTCTGCCGCGTCTGGTAGCCGCATTTATGCTGTCCCCAACACACTTGGCATTTACCAAATTCAAGTTCCATTTGCCACGGGTTTATATTTCTCGCCCGGAACTGGGTCCATTATTTCGGTAGGATATTCGTGATGCCACTTAAACACGGTTCATCTCAGGCCACGATTAGCAAGAACATTTCAGAAATGTCCCGCGCGGGTCATCCGCATGATCAAGCCGTGGCGGCGGCTTTAAATATTGCCCGTTTGGGAAAAGCTTATGGGGGAAATTCGGATGGAAATGAGCCTAATATTATCCATACTGGTCCTATCCACAGCCCCGTGGCTGGTCGCACAGATCATCTTCCTATGCATGTACCCGCCGGAGCCTATGTTATTCCGGCTGAAGAAGTGGCTTACATTGGCGAGGGAAACACCCTTGCGGGTTTTAAAGCAATTGACGCTTGGGTAGAAAAATACAATGACCCCCATTTTACAAATGCTGGCGAGCCTGTTCCTATTGTTGCTGCTGGCGGAGAGTACGTTGTTAAACCACAATCAGTAGCTGGACTTGGTGATGGTGATCTTGCCAAAGGCCACCGCATTCTTGACCAATATGTTATGAAGTTACGTAAGAAGCACATTAAGACACTACAGAAACTTCCCGGCCCAAAAAAGGATTAACATGGATTCAGGTTTTAAAAAGCAGCGTTTACGTCTTTCCAAAAGCGCCCGCAAGCGCATGCCAAAGTACGAACGCATCACAACGGAGCCACTTGTCAGGACGGCACAGCCAGATGACGAGGAAGGCATTATGGTTCTATCGCGCCTGATTCACAAAGAGATTGGCATGTTTAATCTCAATGAAGACAAAGTTCGCGCAATGATACGTCCGCTTCTTTACAAACACCTCGGTATTATTGGGGTTGTTGGCAAAAAAGACGAATTGGAGGCAATGATTCTGCTTCGCGTAGCCACAAACTGGTATTCAGACACGCCCTTTCTTGAAGAAATGTCAGTATTTGTTAAGCCCGAATTTAGAAATGCAACTATTTCTCGCGTCCACAAGATGATAGAATTTGCAAAGAAGGCCGCTGATGGCTTGGACTTGCCTCTAATGATTGGGGTTTTGTCAAATCAACGAACAAATGCTAAAGTAGAGTTGTATGAAAAACACTTTGGCATGCCAGCTGGTGCTTTCTTCATTTACGGGGCAAAGACCGGACAGCCTGAAGAGGCTGAATTGACTGCTTAAGGAGACGGCCAGTGTGTGGTTCTAAGGGTACGCAAACAACCAGTTCTACGTCATCGCCTCCTCCAGCGGTTCAGGCTAATTACGACTATTTAACTGATTTGGCTAAGTCCACAGCGGCCACGCCATTTCAACAATATCAAGGCGAAATGGTTGCGGGTTTAACGCCCACGCAAGAGGCAGGCATTCAAAATGTCAATGCATCTGCGGGATTAGCACAGCCATACTATCAAGCCGCAACGGGCTACGCTCAACAGGCCGCAACACCATTTGGGCAGCAACAGCTTAACCAATATATGTCCCCATATATCAATGATGTTGTGGCTCAAACAATGGCTAACTTGGGCGAGACAAATGCCCAACAGCAGCAAAGTTTGTTAGGCAATGCAATTCAAAAGGGTGCCTTTGGTGGTGACCGCGCGGGGATTGCGCAGGCTGAATTGGTTCGCCAGCAAAACCTTGCAACGGGCCAGACACTAGCTAACGTTTTGCAGGGTGGTTATGGTCAAGCACTTGGCCAATTTAATGCAGATCAGTCTCGCGCCTTACAAGCTGGCTCCACATTAGGCACATTAGGCACTGGCGCCCAAACTGCGGGCATACAGGGAGGTCAGGCGCAGCTTGGCGCGGGTGCGCAGCAGCAGGCAATACAGCAGGCTCAAGACGTTGCTAATCAGCAACAATTTCAAGCTGCTCAAGCTTACCCATTTCAA